AATAATTCGGCCTCGTGATACCGTAGATGAATCTTCTGAATAGACATCTCCATAGAACTCTAGAAACTCCACATAGTTACTTGAGAGATAGTCTTGATAACTACCAAAACCATCAACCAGCAAACCTTCTTGTTTATCTGATTCTTCAATACCATAAGCATTCATATGTTTACGGAACACATCACGATTCTTAAGAGCATTCTGCAAATAAGAATTGTCTGGCTCATCTTCAGCCATCAGGTAGAGCTCACCAAGATTCTTTAGGCTACGTACAATCTTAAACGAATCTCTAAACGATCCTGCCATTGGATTAAATACAATATCCAAAGGGCTAATACGTCTAATCTTTGGGCCAATGAAATCTGGAATCTTACGTCCATTATCATCTTCCCTATAGGAGGCCTCAAAATCGACCGTAGCGAAGACATTACCATAGTCGATATAGTCATATAGCAACTTACTAATCTCAGTCCTAAAGGAGCCTTCTCGTGTCTTGTTAGACATATAGGATTCAATAGCAGAAACTTTCTTTTTAGTATTGTCCATCATGCTATATGCTTCCCACTTTAGCCAATCATCATTTGGGAATAAAGCAGAGATATAGTTAGAATGCAAGTTGTCACGAATCTGACACAGCTTAGGCAATGTAGTACTATTCTTCCAAGGAAGAGATTTATTAGTAGTAGTGGTAGTATCTGTAGCAAAAATATAATTACGCAGTTCTTTCCACTGTGTAATCTTTTCATGACGATTAGTATTGTAGGTATGCCATGTATAAGAAATATACTTTGCAAGACTATCCCGACCAAACATACTACCAACTTCTAGAGCTTTCTTAGCCATTTATTTCCTTATTATTTAAACTTAACGCCACCGAATCGTGACTCGAAGCGTACTACATTAGATTCTCGTTCATCAGAAGATCGAGAGCGTTTAGGCTTAACTGCAATTTCTACAGCAGAAGCCAGTGCATCCTTAATGTCATCGTGTGCAGGACGAGCAAGAATAAGCTCTTCTTCTAACACATCATTATATCCACCTTTAAAATGCCAGATAGAGAGATTCTCATATCTATGCTCTAAGGCAGCAGCAATACGTTCTGCTTTTGTTCCTTCATTACGTGTAGGTCTAAACTCGTCAATAGACAGCCTTAAACCCTCTTCTCGTAGCTTATCTTTTAAATCCCGTACAATGACAGCCTGAGCTACTGTAACCTCTGCTCTGAGCTTTTTAAACTCCCAGCGAGAATGTAGAAAAGCAATACGATTAAAATACTCGCCAATTTTTTCACTCTTAAAATGGTCAATATCTAAGACGTAGATATATCCTTCTTCATCAATACCGATAACGACAATAGCCGTGCTGTCGCTTTTACGACTTAAGCTAAATGCAAAGTCAATAGACGCATATACGTTCAATCGTTTATTTTTGAAGTACCAATCACCACCTTGTTGCTTTAGAAATTTCTTATCGTAATATTGAAACCTATCTCGATTAATTCTATTAGAACCCGGATCATTTGGATTGTTATAATACTGTGCATGGAACTGAACCCTATCTACATACTGAGCTCTAATTTTAGAAAGCACCTGAGCATCAAATCCAAAGAATTTCTTATCTGCCCGCATAGTTTTAGGCCAGATAAACAAGCCATCTGTTTCTACTGCGTATTCTTTAATTTCCCAAACCTTTACACGATCTATAATTTCACCTTCTTCATTATAAATATCGTATTCTTGATTACGCCATGTATTGTAAATATCTGAAGGATGGTAACGAGTACCACAAGCCATTGTAAAACCACCAGCATTCAAAATAGAAGTAAACTGAGAAGCTTTCTTTTCTACGCTTTCTCGGCCATCTTCTGTATAAGCATTCTCTGGAACCACCAAGTCGTCAGGAATAAGAATATCAGCATGCCAACCAGTAGTATTAGTAGTGAGGCCAGCAGTAGAAATGGTAGCGTCACGAATGCCTTCAGACTTCCTTTTAGGATGGTCAATAGAAATTGCATCTTGAGTCCATTTTTCTCTTTTACCTTCTTGTGGGTGTACATATTCTGGAAAATATCGTGTATATGAGGCACAAGTAAGAATGTTTTTAATAGCGTAAAGCTGAGTAATTGAAAGACCAGCAGTAGCAGAAACATATAACATTGTAACTTCAGGATGCTTAGTAATTACCCAAGCTGCCCATGTAGCTACCATGTGGCTTTTTAAATGTCCACGAGGAAGCATTACAAGCTTATTGCTTATTTGAATTGATCCTTGTCCAAATAAGGAATACTCCTCCATCCATTTATAAATTTCTTTATGAATTTCCCCATACACATATCCAGGATTAACTAAACGAGCAAAGAAATATAAATCTTCTATTGCTGTTTGCCTAATCTGTTTTGCTTCTTCTGGCATTTTATCAAGCTTACGCTTTGCTTCAACTAGCCATTGATCTTCCATTTAAGTCCTTACTTAATTAACCTAATTACGTCTGCTTCATATTCATCAGAGATACCTGCTTGTATCTTTTTCTCTCGTTCAACCTCAGCCTTTGTAGGACGTCCAGCACCACGTGTTGACCATCCTCTATCAGCTAACCATTTAGCGGCTTGGTAGTTGCCTTCCTGAGCTGCATACATGGCACTCTTAACACCACGGGAACGAAGCTTTACCTCTAACTCTTCACGCCATTCATCAATGTATCTACGAATAAGCTTATTCTCACATAGGCGTTGCCAGTGTTTCCAATTGATGAAACAAGCAATAGCAAACTCATATTCTGTTGGGTCTTCCATTTCAAGATAGAGACGTTTAAGGGAAATATATTTCTTTCCATTAAGCTCATGATCTTGATCTTTAAATGTGTAAATTGCTTCCTCACCATACCCCAATTCTAGGAATAAAGATTGAGTACGAAACTTACCCATCGTGTCTAGCATTTGTTCTTTTTTAATTTCTACCATTTTACTTTATCTGCCCAATAAGCAGCACTCATTTTACCTTTAGCAATATTCTTAGCATGCCTAGCTTTAAAAGCTTCATTACGTTTAGAATCGTCTGGAGAGCCTTTAACACCTTGTTGACCAAAGCGAATAAGCTTTACTTTATCCCCTTCTTTTGCTAATACTGCATGGCTTTTAGTTGGATGGCTAGGAGTACTTTTTGGTTTATTATAACCAGAAAAGCTTTCTTTACCCTTTTTAATAGTCATACTATACCTTTTTACCTAATGGACAATTAATAACAAGAACAAATGTTTCATCTTCAACTGTAAAGACTACTCTTCCTCTTCCCATCAGTCCTTCACATAATACTTGAACATTATTGCTTGAGGGACTTTCTTGCGTTTTCATATTCTTGATAGTAGTAGTCTCTTTGTTTAAGGACTCCTTCTGCTCTGGCAGCTTCCCTCGCAAGAAATTCTCCATCCTCTCGGTAAAGCTCGGCTCCTGTACAGGCGCTTGTATTTGCGGGAGTTGAGGCACTTGCTGTGGAGCTTTCACGCTTTTTACGGTACTGCAGCTCGCTAAGAGTATTACTAAGGCGAGACTGAATAGCTTTAATTTGTTCATCTTTTTTCTCGATAGTTTTAAAAGATTGCTCTTTGATTGTACGTTCTGTAGCAATCGCTTGTTCAACAGCTTTAGTTACACTCTTTTGATATACAATCTCTGTATCTGCTTTCGCTTTTACAACAGCATTATGTACAATTACTTTATGGGATATACCGAGTGTTAATATAATAACGACTATTGCTAGGCAATGGGCCCAATACTTTTGAAACATTCATTTCTCCTAAACACATTTTACGCTCATACAGCCGTCTATTATAAAGACCCTTACTATACTCACCATCAGCATAAACCCATCTTAAAAGGCCATTACAAGCCTCTGCATAGCGTTTCTCGTTTAGAGGCTTCAATACAGAATTCGATTTACAAAAAGCATTTACTCCTACGTTATAAGTAAAGAGAACAAACGCATCATATTGATATTGAGTTAAAGGGACATTGACACATTTAAGAACTCCAGCCGCATGTATTTTAAGCTCTTGTTCTAATAACATTTTACATTCTTGTGGAGTGTATTTTTTATTTACATTTATGTCTTTACCCGTATATCCATGACATACAGTGACAACGCCTACAACATCGTCATAGGCATTATACTTAGTCCCCTCCCAATGGACAGCACCAGCGATTAATGTAGCGCTGATGCTTCCTACTAGCCATTTATTCGCTAGATTCATTTGATTTATTTTGATAACGAGAATACATCGTATAAATCTTATCAATTAACATAACGCTTACATAAATAAGCGTAATTAATTGTACGAGTTCTGGAATACTAAACCCAAACATTGTAAGCCCTGACACTGCAATAGGCGGAGCTGCTTTAGAAAGAATGTCTGTAGCAGTGTCCGTGTGATTAGAAAAAAGCGCCATTATACAAGCCCTTGTGCTACTTTAGGATATTTATTTTTTATCTCTAGGCATTTATTAATATATGTATTAATTTGCTCTTGATCGCCTTTTACAATTCCATCTAGATAATCACTAATAGGAGGATACTCTGCAAGACGTTTTTCCGTATATGGAATTGCTGCAATTCTTAAACTATTTTTATTAATTTCTTCTTGTAATTCTGCTTGAGAAATTTCAATAATTTTTATTTCCCCAGTAGCGACATTAATTTCTGTACGTGTCATTTATCCCTCCCATGAAATATTAACAGACCCACCATCAAAAGTATTAGTTCCTGATCTCGTAAGTGTAAGTTGAGTTAAAACTCCAGCAAGAGTTTTTTCTCCACCACCAGAACAAGCAGCCGCGGTTGATCTTTTAACTGCATGTGACGATACCCATTTATTTGTGCCGTCCATTTTATATAACGTAAGAGAACCACTAACAGTATCTGTTGAAGCTGCCACATTCAAGACAAAACCAGCAGGACTATTAGTTTGCCCTGCTGCACCTGCATTAATTGCGATAGATGTTGACGCATAGCCGCTTGTCTCTACTCCTCCGCTTGGCCCAATTTGCACTAACAAATCATCGCTTCCACTAAGGGAAACACTAGATAAATAAACAGTTATTTTCTTTACCCAAGATGGAATACTTGTGAAATTAAACGCAGTTCCAGACGTTGTTGCAATTGCAGTTGTTTGACTAACTGTAAAAGGCTGTGAGAGTTTTGCCGGTGTTACGTTAGCATCTAAAATTTTAGCAGTGGTAATTGTATTATTGTCAATCGTCCATATTGTTCCAGAAGAGGAAACTGTAATATCTCCCTTATCGCCATCTCCTAGCGTACTAGGAATTGCCCATTTTACTCCCGTTGCAGTAGTAGAATCTGCAGTTAACACATATGTATCGGTTCCTATAGCTTGTCTTACATTTCCAGAACCATTTCTAACAACTAAATCACCTTTTGTAGTTGTTGGCGCTAAATTATCAAAAGCCGCAGTTGCAGTAGATGCTCCAGTGCCTCCATCTGCAATTGTAATATCCGTAATACCAGAAACAGAACCACCAGTAATAGTAACGCTATTTGAATTTTGTGTAGCAAGAGTACCTAATCCTAGATTAGTTCTTGCTCCAGATGCCGTTGATGCTCCTGTACCGCCATCTGCAATAGCTAAATCTGTAATACCAGTAATTGTACCACTAGTGATATTTGCCACACCAGAAACAAAACCTTCTTTTGCAAGAGGAAAACCACCTGCTGTTACTCCATCATGTACTACTAGCGTATCTTTTGTTGTATCTACTGTTACTTCAGCTTCTGCCCCCGTAAAGGAAGCATGCTGAGCAGTAGTACCTTTTCTTAATTTTAATTGAGTTGCCATTCTGTTCCTTATACGATTGAACCGCAGTCAAGGAATAGCAAGCCAGTAAGACTCGTAATATCTGAGTTTACTCCTGCATTCGCTTTTGCTGCAATTGTTGCTATGTTTGCTGCCACTATTTGAATATCTGCTGAATCAGAGGCAGTTGTTACTACTGCTGAGCTAATACCCGCTACTGTAGATACACTAGAACTAATTCCAGCAACTGTGGATACGCTAGTACTAATACTTGCGACAGTAGATACAGCGCTATAAATACCAGCTACTATAGTAACACTAGCAGCAATGCCTGCTACAGTGTTAATAGCAACGCTATTATTAGCTACCGTAGTTACGTTAGCAGTATTGCTTGCGACAGCATTAACATTAGAAATGTTTGTAGCAACAGTATTAATGTTTGTTGCATTGCTTGCTACGCTATTAATATTGGTAGTGTTTCCTGCTACGGTAGTAACATTGCTAGCAATTCCCGCTACTGTCGTAACATTAGCACTAATTTCCGCTACCGTAGTTATTTCCGTATCAATTCCAGCTACCGTAGTAATATCTGCTATACTGCCTCCAATAGCAATAATCTCTGCGATGTTGTCTGCTACAGCAATAATGTCTGTAAGATTATTGTATACTGTCTTGATATAGCCATCAGGAGTGAGTATTTCTCCTGTAGCTGCATCTGTAATGCTTCCTAGGTCATAATGCCAGCCAGTGCCTGCTAAATCACTTCCTAGCGTCTGTACATAAGAAACATTAGTAGAAACTGTATTAATATTTGTTGCGTTAGCAATTACTGCCAACATCTCATCTTCTAAGTCCACTACCGCAAG